AGTCCAACCTGTTTTTAAGGTAGTTGTAGTATCCTTCCATATCTTTCCATCTGCGGTAGCAACAACTTGAAACTGATTATTATTTTGTAACCTAAAATCATAAGCGCCCACAATTCTAGCACCACCATAGCCAGCGCTTGCATTTACTTTAGAAGTTCCACCTCTAGATTTTCTACCACCTTCATTTAGATTAATATTCCGTGAAGGATGCACCATTGCAACCGGTGGTATCATATCAATATTTGGATTATGATTTAATCCACCTTGATTACAGGGTATTTGATAAACAGATGTTAGTCTCATGATTTAGTTATAGCTATCTGTATATATATTATATCTAGCCCCACTACCTATTAACGCATTATCTACTGATAATAATGGTAATGGTTTAATATTTAAAGCCTTAATTATTCTCTTTGATTCATCTGCTATGTTTTTAATTATCAGCAAATTTTCCGTATTGAAAGTTGACGAAAGTTCTACTGCTAAATTATATATCAATGCTCGTTTATACTCATTTGGAAGATCAACATCATCGGTTACTACACTAATTTCTGATAATGCAATAAGCATATCAAGATGTAAGCTTTCAGTATCATCTGGAACAGGATATAGATAAATCTTACCTAAAGTCCATTCTGGATTATAGAATAGCCAATAGGGTCTACCTGTGATTGTTTTATCCACAATTTTAGCGTATTCAAGTATTGATTTTATTGTCACAGGATAATCATTATCTGATGAATCTCTTATAAAGGCATTTCTTATTTGAATGGGTCTCGTGGTATTAAAATCCCCACCACTTCCAATTGTATAAGAAGCTTTATCCACAGTTAGGGCTGAATCATATAGAGTTATGTAGGGTATATTTAATCCCTCTGCGCTCCACGAGCTTATAAGATTATTTAATGCTATTAATCCATCACTTTTTAATTGGGTGGACATTATATCATTAAATCCTACCGCTTCAATTTTTAATAGAGCCTGTCTAATAATATTTTCAGCAGTCATTACTGACATATATCACCTCGCAAGAAAGTTATTGATTATCTAAATCATTACTTTTAAAGTAGTATCTTTCATCTTCTTCCCTGATTTTCTCTTTATATTTTGCTAAAACATGTTTTAGAATGCGATTACCCAGCTGCCTATTTATCACATTTGATTTCAAATTTAATTCTTGTAAAAGAGATTCTACATCTAAACCTTTTTCTGATGATAAAAGTTTGTTTGCTGCAATCCAATCAGGACTTTCTTCAAGAGAAGCAATAGTATTTGAGGGAAGTTTTGCGGGAGTATCCACCCAATCAGAATCTAAATCTTTAACTTCTTCTTCTTCAAATATCTTACCTTTTTTGTAATTCAGATGATACATAAACACTTTTCCCATAAGATTTTCTCCTTATCCTTTAGTTAAAAGTTGGTGGGGAATTTTATATCCCCTACCAGATAATATTCATATCTACCTAATTTACTTTATCCTATAATCCTAACCGCTAATTCTGGTCTAATACATTTGTATCCATACAGAACATCTACTCTACAAGGAAATGTATCAGTTGTTATTGCATAATCCTTAACAATTCGCATACTGATACCATCATATACCACTCTTGCTGAGAAATCTCTATTTTGAGGCATTTCAAGGTCAGCTGATACAAAAGCAAAAGCGTCTCTATGATAAGCTAGATGTTGCGTATATGTAGTACTTGCACTTCCTACTAAAGTTAAAGCTGCATTATCCGCTGGTGAAGCATTAACGGTTTGTGTAGCCCCACTAGTGGTTATAGATGGACTAATTGACAATGTTGCATTACCTGTACCATCAGCAGTAGCATCCGCAGTTACTACAAACTGTTGTAAGAAGGGGTAAGCAACTCGTGTTTCTGGATGAACCGCATGTACTGCTGCTAATGTAAATACAGTTCCCTGAGCTATTGTGGTATTAGCTGTCCAACCATCTGTTATAAGACTTGCTCCTGTTTGGCTAGCTCCATTAACAAGAGGAGTTCCTGCTTGTAATAGATTTGTATGAACCGGGACTACATCATTTTCATAGAAGTTAAATCCAGCGATTCTCCCCATCATACCTTCTCTATATTGTTCCGCAATCTGCTCACTTGAATGAAATAACCCCTTCAAGGTATCTATTGTTGCCCCCCCAGCAACAGAATCAATCTGAACACAGCGATTAGTATCTTTTGGAGCTACAAACTGATTCAATTTAGTTCTTGCATCTAGAAATACCTTGAGAGTACTAGGGGTAGTTCCTGGAGTTCCTACAAGATTATATACCTCCTTGTAGACATTAAATACATCTTTTTCTATATTTGTTGCAAGGACAGCCATAGCAGGTTGAATTATCCGTTTTGAAAAATCGTCCAACTTTAAGGTTAGGTCTACAGATGTAAAATCCAGGTCTACGCCCTTCTGGGTAGCCATGACAAGAGTTTCCGAAGTTTCAGTAACATCTTGAATAGACATAGAAGCTCCGTTCCTAATTGTGTATCTATTTGGTTTCCTGATTTTCAAACTTGAACCTATTTTTGCTCCTGTCGTGGCATATTCCTTACTATATTCATGATTAATTGTACCGATAAAAGAGAGTTTTTCGTGTAAAATTCTCAAAGCCTCTCTAGTAACGATAGTTGATGTTAAAAGTGTATCTGCCATAAATTTTTTCTCCTTTTATTCTAAATTGTTATCACCTTTACACTATTCTTAGAATTTTATTTTGTTTCTTGTTACGCACCTTCATCCATTCCTCAGTAGACATTTCATCTGAAAGCTCTTTATCAAGAACTTCATTTGAACCGCCTAATGGTAAAATGGGAACCGGAGTTTGCGATATATTCTTAGGTGATATTGGAGTTGAAAATTTTATCTCAAGATTAGCAATTTCACGAGCTAATAAGTGAAGTGGTAAAGCTGCCATTCGTGTAGCTTCATCTATATTTTTCCCAAAATAATAAGCTATCTCATGTCCCTTTTTAGAAGTAAGCACTAATTCTGCCATTTCTTTTGTATAAGGAACTTTTTTTGCGAAAGCTACTTCATCAAAATCCTTATTCTTCTCTTTGAAATGTGTTGAGTTTTCTTTAAATTCCTCCAATAACCTTTGATGATGTTCTTTTCTATCAATCGCTATTTTTTGCTGTATCTTTTCTTTTTCTTTTTGCTCTATTTTCCAGTCTGTAAGAGCATCTACATATTGGTCGTACGATTCAAAATCTTGGACTATTGGTTTACCCGCAGGATGTTTTGTTGTGGTTTCAATTTGTCTTAATAATTCATCCCGTTCTCTCCTAAGAGTTTCTCTTTCCTTGACCAATCTATCAATCCTTTTTGCTACTCCACTCTTTTTTTTGATTTCTTCTGTTACTTCCTCTGTTTCTTGAACAGTAGCTGCGGTAGGATCAGCCGATTGAATTTGTGAGGTGTCCTGGGTCTCACTGTTTACGGACTCTGCAGAAGGATCACTCGTTTCTATCGTCTCATTCACATCTCCTTGAGTTTCCTCTGTATTTTTTTCTATATCCATATTTATTTTTCTCCTTTTATTCTATATATTCACTAGTTCTTTCGCTCCCCTGCATAGGTGGTGAACTAGATCCCCCTATCTCCTCTTTTTCTTCTGGTGTAGTTTCCTGTTCTTTAGTTGCCCCAAATAGTTTATTTAACTCTTGAGCTATTTCAACAGCCTCCGGCCAGTCCATCATTTTAGCAAGTCTTGGCGCAATTACGGGCGCAGCCATAGGAACTATCTGTAAGAAATCTAACATACTTGCAGCAGCCTCTAATCGTCTAGTTAGATATTTTGGTCCGCTAGTAGGTACTAAATCATATTTCCCCTGGGACAAATCATTTATAATTATATTCTCTCCTGTTGTAGCATCTTTAATTGTTTTATTAAGAGGTAACATAAGTTCTTCTTCATCTTCTCCTAATAATCTCATTACTCTTTCCGTATCAAAGACTTTAGGCATCATATCTAATAATATTTTAGAGGTATAAGCAATTGATTTCGCAAAGTTATCAATAAATGTATAAGTAATAGTATCGGATCTTGATTGTCTTGCTAAAATAGCTCTTCCAGACCGTTCATTAGATACCTGCCCCAAAGAAGCTTCATACATACCTATAGTATCTTTAATATCCAGATTGGCAAAATTAGATTCATTTACTACCGCAGTCGGTATTTGTGTTTGTCCTTCTCTAGTGGGTTTAGCTAACCCAGGAATTTGATTATAGAGTAAATATGGATAATTCTTTTTATTAGCATCCAGCCACATGGCATCATGCCCTTGTATCTGTTCAGGGGTTATTAAAAATGGTGCTTTTGGGGCAAGAGCAACAATTTCAGTTGCATGAGTTCTCCAATAATTATACATTCTCATGGCATCCAGAGCATCATATATTAATCCCCTATAATACCGTTTACCTTCAATATTTACTTCATGACCACAGATAGGGACTATAGGAATATATTTAGAGGGGATTTCATTAGGACCCTCTAATATTTTATCGCCGCTAAGTTTTGCCCACATTACTTTATGAGTTTTAACATATCTCCTTTTAATTATTTCTAAACCTGTTCCTTCAATGGCTTGTTCTATTTTTTCATTAAAATCAATAATACTACCATCTGACAATTGAGCAATTTCCTTAGTTGTTGGTTCTTTCCAAAAATATTCTACTAATCTAACTTTATTATCCAGGAACCAACCTTCTTTTCCTTCTCCAACGCTTTGTATAGACCAATCAGCAGGAATTTTACTTTTATATTTTGTTTTAAATTCTCTTTCCTTCATTACATTACTTATAAATGCATATCTACCATCCTCGTAAGTATACTCCTGGGAGGAGCAATCTAAATAAACAGTAAATCTATTAGGTATTCGTTTTATTTTAATATCTTGTTCAAAACCATCTTCTGCATATTCAGTTATAATTCTCCAATATCCGAAACCACCATCAAGGGCTTGCTCAACAGCATTATCGTAAGCATCGTCTGCAAGAGAGTTTTGTTCAATATGTCTTATTAATTCATTTCTCACTTTTGCTCCCTCAACATCTGCATTATCATCCACAGGTCTCACTTTTGGAGATATTTTATTCTGCCTAATATTACCAGACACTTCCTTAACAAATTTTCGTAATTTATTTAAAGTTAAACAGGGTCTATTATCTTGTTCTCTTTCTTTTCTTATAGAATCGTCCCATTGATCTCCATCAACGAATTTAATACATTTTAGAGCTGTATTTCTATTATCTGCTCCAGCTGTTTCAGCTTCTTTAAAATCTTCAAGAGCTTGTTCTAATATTTCTTTTTCACGCATTTTAACTTACCATCCAAGATTCGTTTCTAGGATATGTAGTCTTTTTAAATAAATTATAATTTATTTTTTGCTTAGGTTTTAACCAATATTTATTTTCAATTATCATATCATAGAAATAAGAAAGCACGTCAAGAGCGTCATCCTTCCATCTAGGAAACATATCCAATTCGTTTTTTATTCGTTGTCTATAAACATTATCTATATTTTTAGATATAAACAATTTAGAACCATATAATGGTTTAGAAATAGCATCTTCAATACGAACTGCTTTATTTCTTCCTTTAGGTCTCAATAAAAATAATGTTTTGTTTTCAAGTGATATTCTTCTTCCATATTTTAAAAGTGTCTCTGCAACATGTATCTCCATAGTAGAAAGCCCTATTTTTTCAACTCCAATCTGCAATATCTCTGGGTTTCTTATATACATTCTACAAATTTCCTCTAACGCCTCAACTCTTCTAAATGGGCATATAATAGCATCCATGATATAAATATTGCTCATAGATATATTTTCGTCTTCGGGTTTTATCCCTATTACCATTATTCCCCAGGAGTCCTCTGCTAGTGGGTCGTTTCCTATATCACCAGCAGGATCAATTGCCATAAATCTATATACATTTGTAGGAATATCCTTATGTTCTATTTCCTGAAGAAATTTACTATCAAATTTACGAATCCCTCTTGGAGTAGGATCCAGTAATTGCTGACAATAAAAAGTTTTAGTAAATTTTAAATCATTCAATCTTTTTTGAGATAAAAATACAGGTAGACCACTTTCAGTACCATCATTGGTAGCTGGTTTAAGTCTAAGCAAATATAATGGCTTTCCATTTTTATCTACCTTATCTCTGATATATATTAAGGGATCATTATGAGCATAATAAGTTCCCAAAACTCTATGTGAACCACCATCAGTACCTAGATTTTGAGCAGAATCAAATTTGTTTTTTACTTCATTCATTATATCAAGACTTTTAGCCATGTCTTCTGTAACAATGTCATCAAATACCAAAAAATCACAATGTAAGCTAGTGGGCATACCTTCAATAAGTCCAGTTGCATATATATTTGGTTCTTTTCTTCCTGTATTTCTTTTTAAAATTAAGCCATCATCTAAATTCCACAATCTAGATTCTATACATGGATCCTGATATAAAACATCAGGAAAACAAGCTTTTAAGAACTCCGAATTTTCAAAATAGTTTCTAATTTCAAATAAAAATTTCTTACTAATCGCTTTAACATAGGAAAGTAACATTGTTGATTTTTCTGGATATTTTAATTCGTTTTGCATAGTTTCTGCTATCGTAATAATAGATGTTTTCCCATGTTCTCTAGCCCAGACATCTAATGTAAAATCTTTGGGTCCAGATTCCACCTCTTGACATGTTTGAATCATAAAGGGACGATTCATTATTTCTATACGCATAACAAAATAAGTAATAAAAAATAAATCATTTAAAATTAAGGATCTGAATATAGATATTTCATCTACTTTTTTAGCTTTTATATCCTTAACTATTGCTACATAATCATGGGCATATTTCACACCAGGAATAGGTGAGAAGTCCATATTATTTATTGTTATTTTATTTTCAATGTTATTCATAATTTATGTGAAATATTTATCTTGCATTTTGAGTCTCCATCAGGAGAGTATTCACTCTAATCTACTTCCTTGTAATATTTGCAAAATTTTAATAAAATTTTTGCTATCTTACCAATCCAATCTCCCTGAGTTAATTTTTCAAAATGTTCTGGATTATCCAAAAAAGCAGGTTCTAATAGAAAACCAGGACATTTTACCCCATAGATACAACCATATCCCCTATCTTCTTTTTTCAGTTGTATAACCTTACAAATATAACCAAATTCTAAATAAAACATCTCAGAAAGCGTTATCGCATTACTGTAATCCTTACCTTGATTTTTATCATCAACGACTTCAATCAAACCAT